AGATCGCAGCCATTGCCTTCCTTCCAAAGCTCTATGGCTGAAGAAAATATCCTCTTGTGTGCAGGATGGAAGAAAAGCTTTTCGCTTATGCTGTCAGCGGCCTCGTTAATAATGCTTGGCCTTTGAAGCATCGCTGAAATGAATGCCTTCTCTGCGTCTAGTGATGTGGGTAGTGTCATGTTGTTTTTTGGTTACTTGGTTTTCTTGATCTTCTTTGGCTTCTCTTCCTTCAATGCCCACCAGACTTTAACTTGCTGCTGGAAAGTGTTCCAATAATTAGAAAGGTCATCTTTCCAGACCACCTCGAAATCACCCTCCTCTTGCTTGCCAATACGGACGATAGCGTGGTTGGTGATATGATGGTCAATGGTTGCTTGATTTGTATTCCATAGCATTGCATATCCAGCCGCTTGCCTCCAATAAGGCTCACTGATCTTCTTGGATGTCTTGAAGTCAATAAGGATATGCTCTCCAGCCTTGTTAATGGCAATGAGATCAATCGTTCCTCCGTAGCGGTAAAACTCGTTCACAAGCTGAATCTCCGTAGCCACTTTGGTCAGACTCTGCTGATCCCACCAATCAACGAACTTGGTGTAGCACACAATAGCCTTCTCAATGTCAGCCGTGGAGTAATCGTCAAGGTCGCATACAAATCCATTCAAGAAGGCTTCTATCATAAAGTGAGCCAGCGTTCCCACATCGCAAGCCTCTTGGCTTACTTTCCTGTAATCTTTTCCTTTTTTGCCCAAATCCCACGCCCAGTAAATTAAACCTCCAGCATCCTCTCCAATCTTAGAGATTGTAGATCCTCCTGCAACTTGAGTCCCATCTTGTAAAAAATACTTCTGATGTGGCTGATCTCTAACTAGCTTTACTTTTTCCATGTTTTTTTTGTTTTGGTTGTTCTGAATCCACGACGATTCATTTCTTGAATCATCTGTTCATCAGAAAAATTTTCAATTCTTTTTAAGGAGCGATTGTTGACTTGTTGCTTTGATGTTGCCCATTGCACATTGTCTGGTTGATACCCCTTATTGTTGTCAATTCTATCAAGGGAGTGCATGGGACTTGGTTTAAATCCAACGCAATCTATAAATCTCAAAAACCCTCCCTCGCCAATCCATCCACGACAAACCTTGATGCCCCTGTCGTAGTAATCCTTTTTTTGTTTGCTTGAAATACTGCACCTAGACTGCATTGCCTGCCATGCCCTATATTCTGATGAATTGCTCAATCCATGAGTTGCCCTAGCTTTTAATGTTTCTAGTTTTAAGCATCCGCAACTCTTTGTTGAATTTCGTCTCAATAGACGAGTGCTGGCAATTTTTGTATTTCCGCAAGAGCAAATACATACCCACTCAGTTTGGTGTGAAGTTCCAACTAATGCTTTCCGTAAAACATGAAGCCTCCCAAATTGCTTTCCAGATAAATCTACTGCTTTCATATGCGTACATTAAGTCATCTACTGAATTGATGTCAATATCTAAATGTACCAACAATTTGTTTTTTCCATAGTTTCGTCTTGTTATTCTGACTTTTTAAATCTTTGTTTGCAAACACGCAATTGTTCCAAGCTTTTAATTTGCATGGATGATTGTGATCCAACGAGCCACCAAGTAATCGCTTCATGCCCTTTCTTTTTTCTGGGTAGCTTATGCGAAAAACCTAGAACCTCCCATTCTCCAAAAACCTCCCCTATTCTGTTTTTGGTTTGATTGTGTTTATTTCCATCCGTTACTGGTGGGATCTTGTTGATGAGGTGGGTGTAAACAGACTCTTGGGTTTCCATGCCCTACCGATAGTCAGGCTCCAATTCATTGTCCATAATAAAATCATCCCAATCGCCAGAATTTTGTGATTGACTTCCAGTTGCATCTCCCAATCCGTTTTGCGTCACAAATAGTTCAGCGAGCAACGCAAGGGCATCTGCCCTATCTGGAGAGCTTCCCTTCGTCCTCTTCTTGAGATCCTTCTTGCTCTCCAAAAGCGTTCTCTCGTTCCTCAAAGAATAAATGCGAGCGCATAACTCTCTGGAGGTCTGATCGTCCAAACCTCTCATTCTGCCACTCATGATGATCACTTTGATCTGCCCCCAAAGTTGCGTCACTCGGTTGGCATAGACTTGTTTTGCTGATCTGTTGTCCTCCACGCTGATCGGGGAATCTGTGGCTGCACCTCCGAATGAGACTCGCACGAATCCAGAATGCCACCGCTGAGAAATGATGTCGGCAATGCCAGCACCAGCACCAGTTGAATCAAGGGCAAAGTCTTCTGGCTCCACGCCATTCTTTTTAAGCTGCTCAATCGTCTGATCTGCCACTTGGTAGAATAGCGGATAGTTCGGATCATCCATGAGTTGCAACTTAACGACATCAGTCAAGTTAATAGTCAAGTTGCCATCAGTTGCCTTGCCTACCTTGGCGAATCTCAGGATGCAATCATCTCCCTCCGTAGTGAATGCAGGGTCGAGGGCAGCAAGCGTCTTGATATTGCCACCAGCCCATATCACCTTCTCCCTAGCCTTGCCTTCCGTAATCATAGCTGAGTCCACCATCGTGTTACGGGAACCGCTCTTGCTCCACATCCCCCTGCAATAGCTGTTCCACTCCAAGCTGCCCTCTCCAAAGTTCTTGCGGATAGTGTCAACATTGTCCTGCCCGAATAGGTAGGGGTAGATAAGCCGACCAGCTTTGATGTTCGGGGACTTAAGGCCATCGAATCTCACGCATATTCCCGACTTGGTTTCCCAATGCTCATCGTTATCTCCGATGCTACCCCACCCCATGTTTGGCTCGCAGAATAGTCCATGAGGATCAAATAAGCTGGAAGCGTTGGCAATGGCAATAAAGTGATAAAAGTCAGTACCAACTTGCAAGTTGGCGCGAGCGGAGAAGATAGCTGGATTCGTCTGTGCAGCCTCGTCAGCCATCACGCACATCCTTGGCAGGTGAACACCCTGCAACTTACCTACGGCTTGTTCTACAGCCCCAGAATCGACGGCAAGGGCTATAATAGCCGACCTATCATCACCTCTGGTAAATTGGATCTTGGTTTGTGAATCCACTACATTAAGACCAAAGAGAGGAACGCAAGGACGGATAAACTTCATCATCTCTGCCCAGATGCGACCACGAAGAGATGGAACAGTCGTACTCGTTAAGGCCACTCGTGTCCCCATAGGCTTTGCCAAATACTCGACAAGCGATAGGAGAGTGAAGGTGAAGGTCTTGCCAGCCGCCGCGCAGCCAGTAACTCCAATCTCGTCGTAATGCGTCCAAGCCCATAACGCCAACTCATTCCAATCGTTCCAGCTTTTCATCACATCTGGCCAAAGCATATGGATGCAATGCTTGATATGCTGCCCCCTACTTATCCCTGTAATGCGAGAGGGATCTTTATCCGCAACCATCAATAGCTCTATCTCAAGCTGAGTGATATTGGGGAACCTTGTAAAGTCTAGTCCGTAGGTCTGTAATGCCATATCAAAAAGAAACCCCTCCCAGATCCGCAAACACGGCAGAGAGGGGCTTCAATTTTAAATTAACTGAATTAGTATCCTCGCAGTTGAGAGCGGATGCTGTCAAGAGCCGATTTAGGTTTACCAATCACATCGTCATCCAAATCACTAGAGGAGCCTTTGCTGATGCGAGGCTGAACCGCCGCATCTTCTTTAGCCCTGCTCTTATACTTGGCAAGCTCTGCTTTGAGCTTATCGTTTTCAGCTACTGCCTCACGAGCGATAACGGCAAGGAATGGAGCAACAGTCATCTCATTGCTTGTAGCATTTCCATGAATAATTGCTCGCGCCGCTTCAATCCTCTGCGTTACCAGCTTATCGTTATCTTCATCTCCAGTCATGCGGAAGAAGTCACTCTTCTTGGAAAGATGATTAGTCATCCGATCAAAGTTCGTGTTGACTTCCTCAACAATCTTTAGGCTGTGCTGCTGCTCCGCTTGGTCAATCTCATTAGCCGTGGCGCGATAGTTCTCTAGCGCACCCTCTAATGCTCCACGCTTGCCCTCTGCGTCATTAACGAGAGACAAGAACTGACCAGCCGCCGCGCCCCCTCCGAAGGATTCATCAATAAAATTAATGCGATCACGCCCTTTAAGCGAAAGAGCCTTCTCTGCAATCGTTGCGTCATCAGCAAACTCTTCAGCGAATGCTTTAGCGGCATCCACGGAAGAAGCAAATGGAGCCTCATACTTATCTTTGAACTTAGGGGAACGCTCAAATGCTGTGCGCTCAAGCTCTCCCTCTAGCTTCTCAAGCTTCTCGCGGTAGCTGGAAACTTCCGTGTCCTTGGCCTTGAGGGATTCCTCGTAAGCCTCCGCTTTCTTGCGAAGCTCCGCGATGTTGTCCTCTTTGCTTTTCTTGGTCTTGGTTTCAACAATAGGGCTAGGCTCCTTGGTAAGATCAAGATCAGAAATATCAAAGCTATTGTCATTGACCTCAATAGCATCCTCATTAACGACAACCTTGGTTTTCTTGGACTTCTTGGTTGGCTCATCGGTTGTGCCTCCGTCCATCTGTTTAAGGTAATCATTAGCGTCTTGTTCAGCCACATAATCCATGTCCGTAGGAGCCATGTTGTCTGGCAGATCCTCTAGGGACTTGAGGTCAATCTTCTTGATGTCAGGCTTACTGTTAAGCTGACGAGAGATTTGTGTTTCCCATGACTCGTTGTTAGGTGGCGGGGTGGTAGCAATAACGGAATCTGCCGCTTGCGTTTGACTTGGTGTGTTGTTTGGTGTGTCTGACATAAATTAAAGATTGTTAATGTAGCTAGGTTGAACCTCTTCAAATTCCTCTGGAACTATGGATAGGTTATGAAGGTCTGTAATGATAGATGCTCGGCCTGCATCAAATCCAAAGAGGACTGATGCATTCGCTGCAACTTTGGTTAAAGCACTGGTATTTCCCAGCGTCTTTGCGGCAGTTAAGCCGTCTGTTAATTCAAGTGCAGCCTTTAGGACTGGCAGTTGAAGGATCTTCTTTAGCTCCACAGCAAGGGTTACATCAGCCCTCCATTCCTCAAATGTCATATTAAAATTGTATTTCTTTTGCTTGATCGTCTCGTATCGAATGTATGAGATTTTTTAGGGTTAGTGCTAACTCGGATTCTTGTCCGTGGAATGTGCGAAAATATATGTATCGCTCGTAGATGAGGGAAACAATCTGTTCCCTCATTTCTTCTCTGCCCGACTCAAACGGGTTTGATGTCATTGGTTTTTTTGGTTTGGTTTACTTGCACTTCCAAGCTCGCAACGATTTGTTGATCCTGCTATCGGGATCACGCTTCTTTGCTGGGCTTGTGAGTTTTGCTTTCATTCCTTTCATTCTGGCACAGAAGGATTTCTTCCTTGCGGCATCCTTGTCTGTCTTGGGACTAGGTGCTGGTGGCTTTAGGTTGCCTCCAGTGGCCTTGTTGTAGGAAGCTCTTCCCTTGGCGTTAAGACCGCCTTTAGGGTTCTTCCCCTCCTTGCGTGTCCAAGCCTCGCTCATTTCTTCTTAGCGGTTTTCTTGGAATCGCGAAAAGCCTTGGCGGTTGGTGCGCCTTTGCTTCCCACCTTACGCATCTTCTCTCCAGATCCTTTCTTAATGCGCTCCTGTTTGGCATTAACATTTGCGTACAATCCTTTTTTCATTTTAGTGATTATTGGTTTTGGTTGCCGCCGTATTGCTGGGCGATCTTCAGCTTGTCAATCATCAGCCTCTGCGCCGTTTTGCGGTCTTGCAACTGCATCTGGTGTTGGGCTTTTGCTTGCTTGATCTGAGCGTCATTCTGGAACTTCAAGCGGTCAAGCTCTATTTTGTTCATTGCAATCATCTGCTGTGGGTCTTGCTGTCCACCCTGCTGCTCCATAGCCTGTTGCTGTGCTTCCATCTCCTTCTGCTGGAGGTCTTCAGCCATACGCGCAAGCTGGTCGGCAATCTTCATAAGCTCGCTCGTCTGCTCGTTCATATTGTCGAACTGGTCTTGACGAGTTGGATCTGTCTCCAAGAACTGAAGATGGCCAAGCAAGTGAGGAAGCAATGCTTGCATGGACTGATTGGCCTGTCGTGGATCTATCTGCTGATCCTGCACCGCTTGCACAACCCCACCACCAAACTGAAGATGAACAGCAAGGTGAGTAGCGTGATTCTGATCTGGATCAATGAGAACTTGGCCTCCCGATTGGAGTGCATTATTCTCAAGAGATGCAATGGATAGGTCGTTGCCATCTGGTTTTGTCTCCTCTGGAATTCCGAAAGTCTCAACCCCCGTCTGTCCCGCGATTGCCGCTATGTTGGCATTAATTACTCGTTTCCGATTGGACTCTGGGAGTTGAGGAAGATACTGGCCGATAAGCCCCATCGCTTGCATACGAGCGGCAGATGAACCCTGACCAATGGATCGGGTTGCCTTAATGGTGTCGATGTCGAGCAATGCACCCGCTGGAACTCCGCGATCCATACAAGCCTTCTGGAAGCGAAGTGCTTCTGCGCCACCATGATCCTCTTCAATAAGGTTTGGGTTAGCTGCCCTGCGATAGACTTCTGCGTAATGAACATCAAGAGCCTGCAGATAGATTTCTGCACGAGTATTGGTAAGGCGAGACTTCTCTCCAATCTCCATCTCAATTTCCCTGCTGCCCTTCTTGCCGCCACCACCAGATACGGAAGGCATGAAGCTTCCAATGTCATCGGACTCCTGTGAGTTAAAGAACTGAGCAACTTGCATGGATGCAGCAAGGTTGGTCGAAACATTCTGCTGAACAAGCTCAAGGCCGACAGGAAGAATCCTCCAAGGGCCAATCTGAACGCTCTTCATCTTCTCTGCGTCTGCTGCGGAGTTAGCGCGGAACATTGTGGTTCCACCGATGATCGCATTCTCCATGAGGGAGTTATTCATGCGATTCATGGCCTCGGCATACTTATACACCTTCTGACCCATGCCCCTCACGCCATGATAGAAGCCATTGCCTACTCCGTTAAGGAAGACAGTAAATGCGTTTGAGAAATCTTGATACCTTCCAACCTTCTTACAAAGGAACTCTGTGCTGTTAAGCCGATCAAAGATATAGTGAGAGATGCGACCATCGTATTCACGCACATAGAAGTGAGCGATCTTAATTACCTTGCTCTTGGCGTAGGAATAATAGAGTCCGTTGTTCTTAAGCTCTTTCTGATACCACTCCCAAGGACGGCGTTGATCCTGTTCGTCAATGCGAGCTTGCATGATTGCCTTGCGAACTTCCTCAACATCCCATCCTCCACGCTCTGCCGCTTCTTTATTCTCAATGTAGGAATACAATTCCTCGCAGTACATCTCATCAAGGACATAGCAGAACTCCCAATTGTTCCAATCAACCTTTGCTCCCTTTGGAACAACCAAAGCCCAAGGCTCAATAGCCTTTGCTCGCCAATCAGTCTGGTCAGGGAAATACATACAAGCCTGTCCGTGAATGACTAGCTGCTTATGACATACTTGGTGCTGCGCTAGGAAGTTTGGATTAGAAGAAGCAAGAAGCCTGTGGAACTCCTCTGTAATAATGCGACTCCACTCCTCTCGTTTTCCCATGTCCTTGCCGTACTTAGTCTTACATGTAGCATACGAACCAACGGATGTGAGGATGTCAAAATAAGGAATGACTGCTGCCTCAACCTTTGCCTCTGCATGACCCCAATTAACATTAATGCGATCTGCCTGACCAAGCTCACGAAGCTGCTGCTCGTTAAATGGAGGGTTGCCATCAATGATACCTTGGATCTGACTACGACGATATGATGCGATTTGATCGTCTTCAATAAGGGTGTACAGCATTGCGCGGGATGATCCAGCGTCCTCCACCCTTGTTTTAGGTGGCTTCTCACCTACTTGAAGGTCTTTCAATCCGTATGTAATCATATTTTAAGTGCTGCCGATGCTTGTGTTAAATCTTCAGTTTTTAACCAGCACCAGTCTGGTCGAGCCTCCGTTGTCTCTGGTTTCTCTCCAGATAGCAACACTTTTCTTTGTACATGGACAATTGCTTCATTGCGACATCCACATACTCCGCAAGTGTAAAGGCTTGCATCTGAAGGAGTTGTCCTAGCACCCCTCACTTTAGCGACCAATCCTGTAATGGTTTGCATTGCAGAGCAACCAGCACAGAAGTTAGTTGTCATATTATTGTAGCAACGAGAACATATTTCAGCTCTGCGGTTAGCTTCATTTTGATCGACAAAAACCTCTTTGCCTTTCGCTCCGTCGATTGCCATTGTTGCAAGAGCCGTAATACCTTTAATGATTCCCTCCGCTGATAGTATTGGCCTAACACCCTTGGCTGGAGTTCCGTCAGTATATTCGCACCATCCATGCGGAAGTTGCCTACATAGCTGATCCTCAACCCTCTCCTTCCAATCTGTAGGAAGCGGTATGGAATTATCTATATAATGCGCTTTAACTCTGGACAGCAATCCCTCCCAACTTAATTCGCCTTCGATCTTCATTCCTGTTTCTGGAACAGTAAATCGAAAGCGGTTAGGGGGAACGCTATCAGTTTTCTTGAATCTCTGTCTGATCATCTTTGGAAAGTAGTTGCTTGAAGCATTCTAATCCAGCGTAATAACCACCAAGGAAAGCGTTTCTAGCATAGTCTTGATGGCCTTGTGCTGATCCGTGATTCTTGGAATAAGTCCTTACTCCAATGGTGTTATACCAATCGTTAAAGTTTTCTTCTAATGTTTTCATTTGTGTTTTGATATTGTTAGGCGAGAAAGACTTTGAACTTAATGATTATCTCTCCCATGATCCCTGCTGCGTCATCGACTGACTCTTCAGAGAGGTCGGGAAACCTAGCGTGAAGCGTCTCGTGGCAAATGACATCCTCAAGAGAGCGAGTGGATTGCGGATTGATAAAAATGGTTCTGGTTTCGTAAACACATAGTCCATCATTTTTTTTGCCACCTGTGGTTCCTGTATTTCCATATCCATATTTCCAATTGTGTCCATTGATAGCAATGACTCCAATCTTCTTGAATTTCATCGGCGTATAGAGGCCATGATATAGATAAGGACTGACGCACACACTACGCCAACAATGGTTTGCTGTAGTATAGTCATTTCGTTAGCTCCGTTATTTCACGCTGGATAAACCACAGAGCCTTCCGTAAATCTTGAAGTTCAGTATCTGGCCCTCCCTTCTTCCCTGCGCGATAGATATATTTAATAGCCGCGCCGCGAGGGAATGTGAGATGTCCGATCATGTCAATAAGCTCAACCCCCTTTGGATTGTCCGTATAGTGACTGGGGTGCATGACTGGATCATTCATCGCTTTGCAAGGATCATGTTGGTGCGCTCTACCTTGTAGCGTCCCTTCTCATCCTTAGTTGTACGATGGACGATGTTTCCATCAACCATGTCATTAAGAACTCGCTGCAACATAATCATGTGCGACTTGATGGCGGGATCGTATGGGCCTGCGAGCCAAGCGAAACCTTTCTCAATGTAGTAATCTTTTTCTAGGATGTGCTGTTTCATTTAATAATTTTGTAATGTCTAATGGGATGTACGCCGTTGGTTACTTGGATTCTAAAGTATTTAGATTCTGCTGCACCGCACTCAATAAGATTTTTAATAATCTTTCCTGTCTGCGATACGCTTCTTTTTAGCTCCTTGCCTATCTGTTGTCGAGTTTTGAATTCCGCTGGAACAACATCAATCTTTTGTCTTGACGCTTCCATTATTGCCATTACCCATTCATTCGCGCTCATAGGGGCAATCTCCATTCGTGATTAAACTCCCCGCGAGTGATGAGCCATACCGCGCTATCCTTTGGCCCGATCTCTCCATATACTAGCCCTTGTCTCCATCCGAGGGTTGCCCTGCGGCATTTCGCATAATCCATTTCACCTCTCTTCGTAAGCGTCCCAACGCAATAGCCTGTGCTTTCTTTGATCGTGCGTCCCTCTCCCATTTGCGAGCGATGAGTATGCCCAAATATGACTTTGCCGCCATAGATTTCAGCCATGTCGCGAGCTGAGTTTTCATTGTAGATTGTTCCATGAGTGAAGGTCACATCACCAACCACATACTTCTGAAACACCCCGTCATACGGAATGCGTCGGCAACCAATCTCGACGAAAGATCGGTCAATGTAATCAGTAGCCTGTTGAGCGGCGTACGAGATAAGTGCGTTACGATGATTGAGCAATCGGGGTATGCGATCCTCGTGGTTTCCATCCAACACATGAGTTGGTCGTAGCTGTCGCAAGAACCATATTCCTCCATCAATGTCTGGAGCAACTGGCTCTGATTCATCGGAACTTCCAACTGCACCAGAGCGGAAAGCCGTGGTATCGCACCAATCACCGAGATGTACCATGATGGAAGGCTTCCATCTGTCTCGCATAGTGAGGACAGCTTCGATTGCGCTTGGGTCAGCATACTTGCCATGCGAGCAAGAGACGGCCATGAATTTTTCATATTTAGTAGCAATGTGGGGGGCTTTCGCCCCCCTTGCTTTTAGCTTACGCTTTGTCACTTGGGGTAATGGTCACAAGCTCAAACTCCT